GTTTTATCACTAATGGCTCAACGCGCTTTCGCAGGCGTAACGCCCAGCTTCTACAACCAACCTAACCCACTATATGATGATGATGACTTTGCTAATCTTGGAGGCACCGCTGTTCGCCCCTGGCAGAATAGAATTGCACACTTGTCCATTAATACCGGAGGATACCCCGTCTGGTCAGGTCAGTACCCCACTGTGGCTTGTCGTAATCTCATCATTAATGCTATGCTCGGTGCCCATCTTAATGCGTTTTCGACCGGCGTAATCACCACTTATCGCAACGTCACCTGGAGAGACAGGTTACTATCATCATTGTCACTACCACCCATCCCACGACCCCCACCAGCCCCGCAGCCACCTCCAGCATGGGTTCCCGCCGAAAGTGTACCTCTTTCATCAGCTAACTACCAGATGTACGCCCTTAATTTTGATCGCATGTGGCCGCTGAATCTCGATATCCATGTGATGTCACTAATGTCCCTCACTGATCGTGGCCCCGTCATCCTCCTCGAGCGACCAGCAACACACATCCCAACTATGGTTCTCACTGCCATGCTCTCATACGTTGGCACGTCCGTCGTCCATATCGCTCTTCAGGCATACATTTACGCTGGACAGCTTCCTCAACCAGGCAACTCCATTCAGGCTATGGCCTTCCAGTGGCTCGCATGTATCCTCTTCGGCTCCCTTACTGGCCGCCTCCATCGTAGCCGATCGTGCGAGGGGTTCTACTTCGGCTTCTCCAAGGCCACTGACAACCAGGATGACATCACCCTACGTTGGAATGACGGCGTTCGTACTGCTCTCCCCGCCAACCGGATCACGCGTTACGTTGCATGTGGATCCCCTCACTGGCAGCAGTCCATGCTACACACCTGCTTCGCCCTACTCGCGCAGGCGTCGTCCTCTCTCAGACCATTACCGGCTTTGATCGACTCAGCCAATCTTGCGTTACATGCTGCCGCTGTTCCCGGACTGACTGGCATCGGCCCCGCCGCTCGCGCTCTCGATCGTTATAACTACACCCAACTTAATGTAGCGATGCACGCGGAATGGGCCGCTTCAGGAATCGTCACTGCCGCGCAACAGGCCGTTTACGACGCCGCCACCAACGCTCAGGCTGCTGGCTTCATGGCGCATCTCACCGCGATGGAACTCGCTCATCCCTTGAATCGTGGCCGTATCGTCGTTCAACCGTTCGCAGCTGGTGATGTTAACGCCGCATTCGAAACGGCTAACGTTGTGGCGGCTGCCAATGCTATGTTTCCGTAAGACGCAGTGGCCTTGATGGTCCCTGGTAAGGGCCGTCAGCAGTGGTGCTAATCATC